TGTTTCCCAGGTAAAGGATCGCGATATAGAAAACTATTTAGCCAAATCATGGCTTTCTCGTATATACGAAGATCCGATAACAAAACAAATGTATATAAATCTTTAGCGTTATAATGCCGGAATGATAAAAGGAGGTGACAATGGCGAATAATTTTTTAGATAGGTTATCGCATGCTTGGAATGCATTCAGATCTCGAGAAGATCGAGATTATTCCACTCGTACGGTCACGAATGATTTTTACGATTATGTCACCTCTTATCGTAACGATCGAGTTCGTCTTAAAGGTGGAAGCGAGCGTACGATAATTGCTTCTATCTATAACCAGATCGCTAATGACGTAGCATCGGTAACATTTGAGCATGTGCGTACGGATGAAAACGGTCGATTCATTTCGATCGTTCAGTCGCATCTTAATGAATGTCTTACTCTTTCCTCAAACATCGATCAAACATCGCGCGAATTTATGATGGATGTCGTTTTGTCAATGTTTGACGAAGGCCACGCTGTTATAGTTCCTGTCGATGTTGACATCGCTAATATTAACGATTCTGCTACGCTGGACATCTTGTCTATGCGTGTCGGTAAAGTTACGCAGTGGATGCCTCGTGCTGTACGAATAGAACTTTATAACGATCAAAATGGAAAACGAGAAGAAGTCACGATGCCTAAAGACAAAGTGGCTATTATCGAAAATCCATTTTATTCGGTGATGAATGAGCCGAATTCCACTGCGAAACGTCTGATGCATAAGTTAGCTCTTCTTGATGTTCTAGACGAAAAGAGTGCGTCGCCTAAGCTGGACCTTATTATTCAGCTTCCGTATACTGTGCGATCTGAAAGCAGACGCGAGCAAGCGGATAAGCGAATGAAAGACATTGAGGCACAACTTGCTGGGTCCACGTATGGCATCGCGTACATTGATGGCACGGAACATATTACTCAGCTTAACCGTGCCGTGGATAATAACCTCATGACACAAATTCAGTATTTAACAGATATGCTGTATGGTCAATTAGGTGTTCCAAAGTCGGTATTTGACGGTACTGCAGATGAAGCGACGATGCTGAATTATTACAACAGAACGATCGAACCGATTGTTTCTGCTATTGTCAATGAGGTAAAAAGAAAGTTTCTTACTAAGACCGCAAGAACTCAAGGACAAACTATCATGTCGTTTAGAGACCCGTTTAGGCTTGTTCCTGTAACGCAGCTTGCCGAACTTGTGGACAAGTTTAGCCGTAACGAGATTCTTAGCGGTAACGAGATTCGTGCTATCATTGGATACAAGCCCGTCGCTGATGAACGAGCAGACATGTTGGTCAACAAGAACCTTAATCAGTCTCCTGAAGACATAGCGCGCAGGCAGACGGGGTTCGTTGGTGAAACGTCTGACGATAAGGGCGAGTTTGATCCTATGAGTATTCGCGTAAACGAATTAGGAGAACTTGATGAAGGATAAGTTTGACTTTGCTGGATACGCGACCAAGAATGATCTGTTGTGCTCTGATGGTAGGATCATTTGTAAGGACGCGTTTAAAGACAATGATGGCGGTAAGGTTCCGCTGGTTTGGCAGCATGTTCACGACGATCCGATGAACGTTATCGGCCATGCTGTTTTGGAGAATCGAGACGACGGCGTATACGCTTATGGATATTTTAATGATACGGACAATGCTCGACAGGCTAAGGCGTTAGTTGAGCATGGCGATATTACTAGTTTATCCATTTACGCCAATCGCCTTAAGCAGGAGGGGCACAATGTTACGCATGGCGTAATTCGAGAGGTTAGTCTTGTTTATGCTGGTGCTAACCCTGGTGCAACAATTGATATGCTTGGGTTTTCTCACTCGGATGGAACTTTCGAGGAGAGTGACGAGGCCGTTATTTACACTGGCGAGGAGATTTCGCTAATGCATATGGATAACGACACCCTAGAGCATGACGATGATGCGGATGATGCGGATGATTCTGGTGAGGAGACCATCCAGGATGTGTTCGACACCATGACTGATAAGCAGAAAAAGGTTTTGTTCTTTTTAGTTGGTCAGGCTCTTGAGGATAATGACCAGTCGGATGAGGCTACTCATAGCGAGGATGATGACATGAAGAAAAATGTTTTTGACAACAACGATGATGCTCAGGTTCTTACTCACGCAGAGATGGACGAGATTTTTGCGTCCGCAAAGCAGATGGGCTCGCTTCGTGATGCGGTGCTTGAGCACGGTATTACTGATATTGACGTGCTGTTCCCCGAGGCTAAGCTCGTCACCCCTACTCCTGAGCTGATTGCTCGTGAGCAGGAGTGGGTTTCTAAGGTTTGGGCCGGTACCCACAAGTCTCGCTTTGCTCGTATTAAGTCTACTGCCGCGAACCTTACTCGAGATGAGGCTCGTGCCCGAGGATATATCAAGGGCAAGAAGAAGGTTGAGGAGCAGTTTGCACTTCTCTATCGTAAGACCACTCCGCAGACTATTTATAAGCTGCAGAAGCTTGATCGTGATGATATTTTGGACATCACTGATTTCGATGTCGTTGCTTGGCTCAAGGGTGAGATGCGCATGATGCTCAACGAGGAGATTGCTCGTGCCATTCTCATTGGTGACGGTCGAGTTGCTGGTACTGACGATAAGATTGATGAGGCGCACGTCCGTCCTATCTATCAGGATGAGGATATGTACACCATTCACAAGACCGTTGATCTTTCGCAGGCGACTGACACCACTGAGCGTTCTAACGCCATCATTGATGCTGCTCTGCGCGCTCGTAAGGATTATCGTGGCTCTGGTGCTCCTAAGTTCTACGCTTCTCCTGATACGATTACTGATCTGCTGCTCGCGAAGGACAAGATGGGCCGTCGTCTTTACAACACCATTGGCGAGCTTGCCAACGCGCTGCGTGTTACCGAGATCGTCGAGGTTCCCGTGTTCGAGGGCGTTGTTCGTACCGACGAGGATGAGGCTAAGCATGATCTTCTCGGCCTGATCGTCAACCTTTCGGACTACACCGTCGGCGCTGATCGTGGCGGCGAGGTTAGCATGTTCGATGACTTCGACCTTAACTACAACAAGTACGAGTACCTGCTTGAGACTCGTTGCTCCGGCGCTCTTACCAAGCCTTACTCCGCGATTGCGCTTGAGGTTGACCACGATTCTTCGAATGATTCTGAGAGCGATGAGGGCACTGGTAACTAGTGACTAAATGATGTGGCGGTGTTTCAATGCCTAAGTATTTTGGAAGTATTGGGTATAGCGAAACTGTAGAAACTGCTCCGGGCGTGTTCATGCCTAAAAGCGTAACTCGACCGTATACCGGAGACGTTTTACAAAATCATAGGCGTTGGGACAACAGTGAGCATGTGAACGATAACTTGGAAGTAAGTAATCGCATAAGTATTCTCGCTGACGATTACGCCTATGAGCATATTGGCGATATGAGATACATAACGTATCTTAATTCAAAATGGAAGATAAAATCTGTCGATATACAACGCCCTAGAATCATAATCCTTGTTGGAGGTGTATACAATGGTGAGTGACGCCAGGTTAGCTCTTCACGAGGAATTAATAAACATTTTAGGGTCGAATAATGTCTATTATCAGCCGCCCGAATCGGTGATGCTTAAGTATCCATGCATCATATACAAATGCGAATCTGGATACATTGATCATGCTGATGATTTTTTATACCGATACGAGCCTCGTTATCAGGTTACACTTTTAGATCCTGATCCGGATACTGACATATTCGACAGATTACTTCAATTGAAATATTGTGTTTTTGATCGCCATTATACGTCCGACAATTTAAATCATTTCGTGTTTAGAATTTATATGTGAGGAGTGTAAACATGGCTATTTTAGAGTGGGATAAGACCGGCCAGCGTTTTTACGAGATGGGTGTTAAAAACGGTGTTCTTTACCCCATGAAGGCTGATGGTACTTATGATAACGGTGTTGCTTGGAACGGTTTGACTTCTGTTACCGAGAGCCCTGATGGCGCCGAGCTTACTGATCTGTATGCTGACGACATGAAGTACGCATCTCTTCGTTCTGCTGAGACTTTCGGCGGTACTATTGAGGCCTATACGTATCCCGATGAGTTTGCTGAGTGCGATGGTTCTGCTGAGATAGCTGAGGGCATCACTATTGGTCAGCAGCCTCGCAAGGGATTCGGTTTCTCTTATGTTACGCAGATTGGTAACGATACCATGGGCGATAGCGATGATGGCTATAAGATTCACTTGGTCTATGGTGCTACTGCTTCTCCGTCGGAGAAAGCTTACGAGACTATTAACGATTCTCCCGATGCCATCACTTTCTCGTGGGAGTTTGCCACTACGCCTGTCGCCGTTAAGGACCACAAGCCGACTTCGCTGGTGGTCATCGACAGCCTTAAGATGAAGGCCATGCAGGGCGGCGATGCTAAGCTTCAGCTTATCAAGGACAAGCTTTATGGTACTGCTACCAGTGAGCCGCAGCTTCCTACGCCGGATGAGATTCTTGATCTCATCAAGTAAGACAATTAAATCAAAATGAAAGTTTAAGGCATGTCTTTTACAGTATTTGCTTCCAAAGCATTCTTGCCTTAGACTTTTATGCTTTTGCCCCTTTGGCGGAATGGCAGACGCAGAAGACTTAAAATCTTTCGAGGAGACTCGTGAGGGTTCGAATCCCTCAGGGGGCACCATATGGGCCGGTAGCACAATGGTTAGGGCAGTCGACTTATAATCGACCGATGAAAGTTCAATTCTTTCCCGGCCTACCATTTACTCCCTTGGCGGAA